TTGGATGTTCCTGGCTGAGGCAGATCGCCAGCAGGTCGAGGCAGTTCACTCCTCGGTCCTTGAGGCTGGTAATCGGCTTAAGTTCTTCCAGGTTTTCAAGCGGCTGTTCAACTCCACTAACACTACTGCTACCATTACTGGTACTCAGTATAACGTTTATGCTCTGTATAACGCTGACGGTACCGTGCCGCCTCCGTTCAAGGGCACTACGTTTGCTGGTTCCCACACCCATTACATCACTTCGGGTGCGGCTACGATCGATCCTACAGACCTTAAGGACCTTGAGGATCATCTGTACCACCATGGCTATCGCTTTGTCGATGGCTACCAGCTTCTGCTGCTGGTGAACCGTACTGAGGGTGCGACCATTCGTACCTTCAAGGTCGGGGTTAACAGCGCTCAGTACGACTTCATCCCGAATAACCGGGTTGGTGGTGGTATTCGGCTGCCTGACGGTACGGTCGTGGGTGCTCCCACTTCTGAGGGAGTTCGTAACTCGATCGGTAGCTATGGCCCGTTCATCGTCGTTGAGGATGATTATATCCCCACCGGTTATGTCGTGGCCCTGGCTTCGGGTGGCGAGCAGAATATCGGTAACATCATCGGCATCCGTGAGCATGAGAATGCGGCCCTGCGGGGTCTTCAGCTGGTGAAGGGTCGTGACAACGACTATCCGCTGGTTGACTCGTTCTACCGGTATGGCTTTGGTGCTGGCGTCCGACATCGTGGCGCTGGTGTGGTGATGCAGATTACCGTCTCTGGTACCTATACTATCCCGACTGTCTACCAGTAAGGAGGATTGATGGCAGCCCTTACTATTAGGGAGCCTGGTCTTACTGGTCTCAGTTTAGGGGCCATGACGGCCGCTGCAGTTGGTGGTGATACCTTCGTTAACAATGGATTGGTGATCTTAATTATCAACAACCCTACTGGCGCTGGTATTACTATCACAGCAGATGCCCCGGGTGTTCCGACTCTTGATGGAGCTATCGCTTTTAACCCTGATACTCAGAAGGTTATTGCGGCAGGAGCACTTAGAGATGTCTGGGGACCATTTGAACCATGGCGATTCAACGATGCTCAGGGTCGAGTTGCCCTGACTTACACCGCAGTTGGTTTGATGTTAGAGCCAGTTCGGCTTAGGAAATAGGAGGACTGATGAGCCGACAGATTGACGCTAGTAATCTCGATGTCCTTTCCGACGCTGAACTCGGGTATCTCTTTGCTCGTTCTCAGATCACGGAGGAACAGCTTCGTGAGCGAGGCGTTGACCCCAGCCAGGTGGTCAGCAGCGAGATTCCCCTGCAGTTCCTGGTTCATACGGGTGATGCCAATACTAAGGGCGTTACCCAGCAGGACATCGATAAGCTCAACAAGCACGACGCTGAGAATGAGGATGATCTGGGTCCTGATGAGGCAAGCCTCACGGAACCTCAGTTAGAGGGTCAGTCTCTTCCTGAGCCGCTTTCGTTTGATGACGATGACGATGCTGTGGTTGATGAGTCTGATGACTATAGGAACTGGACCAATGAGCAGCTTCGTACTGAGTTAGCTACCCGAGGCCTTGACGTCTCTGGTAAGAAGGAAGAGTTAGCTGCTCGGTTAGAAGAAAACGATGCTGCTGAGGGTGTGGTGGAGTAACAGATGACTGACGTGGACAGACTCAGAGGTTATCTGGGAGAGAGAATCCCTGAGGGTGGCACGGAAAGTGACACCATGTTCACTGATTCTCAGTTACTGGAGATCCTCAATAACAACAATGGGGATATCCCTCTGGCCACACTTGATGGCTGGAAGTATAAGGCAGCAGAGTATGCTCAAATGGTGGACTCTGCAGAAGGTACGGCAAAACGATCTTTGTCTGATCTTCATGCCCATGCCCTCGAGATGGTTAAGTATTACGGCGGAGGAGATGCGGCAACGCCACCTTCTACGACGTCAACAACGGTCATTCATAAGATCGAGAGGTGGTGAGAATGGTAGTTGCAGCCGAGGTTAGAGTTGCTCGGTTAAATACTCTTGAGCTCATCAACCAAGATCCTAGGGTGGTCTCACTTAACCGTCCGGTTACTACTGATGACGGGGCGGGGGGTCAGGTTAAGGCGCCTGATTCCTCGCTACCGCCTCAGAAAGTCAGAATCATTCCCCTCTCTGGGTTGGTGTGGGATCGATCTAACCCAACTCCGGATGAGGGTCGTACTCCTGATGTTACTCATCAGATGATTGGTAAGTTTGACATGGATGTCAAAAAAGACGACTGGTTTACTTTCTCCGAGAATAATTTACCAGGTCGTTATATTGTCACCCATGTTTCTCCACACCGCCATTGGCGAACTTCAGCCTTTCTGAAGTATATGGAGGATGAAGGTGCCAGGAGTTAGATGGTATTATGACACCCTTACTCCACGCATGGCTGCCTTTACAATCGTTGTTGATCAGGTCTTGGAAGAGGCTTTAGAAAGAGCGGCTGAAGAGGTAGAAAACTATGCTAAGGAGCATGCTCCATGGGAAGATCGAACTGGCGATGCCAGGGAAGGTCTAACCGCTGAACTTCAAAGAGGTTCGGGTAAGTTTGTTATTTTGCTGTATCATACAGTAGATTATGGTATTTGGTTGGAGATTAGAAACTCTGGTGAGTATGCTATTATCTTACCAACTATTGAGGTTATGGGTCCGGCAGTAATGGGTAGTCTGACTTTAGGAGGTGGTATTGGATAGTTTAGAGATTATCGTGCCAGCTCTTAAGGCATATGCTCCTGTTACTGACATTGTTAAGAAGAGAATCTATCAAGCTAGCAGTATCGATCATCATCCAGAGAGACCTTTCTTAGTGCTGAGAAAGCATACTAGGTTTCCTATTGCCTCAAGTATTGGGGATAGGGAGTATCTTCAGCTTTGGGCTCACGATGAACCTGGGTCGTATACTACACATATTGATCCAGTTTTAGAAGCTGCTGCGGTATGTCTTGAGCATATTGTCTTAACGGGGTTATTGCTTGAGATTAGATGGATCGAAACTGGGGTCTATCTTCGAGACGATCAGCAAGATACCATCACTCGGTATTCCCGGTTTCAATTAACTAGCGCTCGAAGGAGTCTCCACGGATGACTAAGGTCACCTATCAGGGCACCTCAGATATGCGGGTTGTTGATTCTGCCGATGTTCCGGGGTACGTAGAAACCGAAGACGATGTTACTCATCGTGAATGGGTTTGGACTCCCGGTTCTTGGCTTGACATCCCCGATGAGGTTGCTCTCTTCTTACTTGAGTATTCTCGGTTAGACTTCGTTTTGTATGAAGATCCTAAGGGTCGTGATCATAGGACTAAGGACGAACTTCTGGCTGAGGCAGCTGAGTTAGATATCACCGGTCGTTCCTCAATGAACAAGGAGCAGCTGCTTGATTCTATCTATGAACGACGTGCTGAAGTCGAGGCGATCGAAAAAGAAACCGCCGGTGAAACGACGGAGTCCAACGAACCGATCGAAGTCCAGTCCGACCTCCCCGACCGGGCACCGGAAGCGGAAGACCAGGTCTAAGAGGTAATAATTGAGCGATGCGAGCGATCAAGTCATTAACCCAAGCTTCCTAAATCAACCTGATTTGGCGTAGGGTTCGACGGAATTCTCGCAAGCGATAATCAGGCATTCGATCAAACCTGATCGATTAGGGATCGATAGGGATTCGCTCATGGAATTGAGATGCAAAGGTAACGTACTTCATGGGCTGGTTATTGGTCGAGCCAGAGGTATCGTAGAATTTCGGTGTAGAAGTAAGTTTTGCGGTAAAGAGTCCGGGGTTGTAGTTCTACACCGTTTCGATCTGTCTACCGGCGATATAGACACTCGTCGATATTCAGAACCCGCCCCACACGATAAGAGAGGTGAACATGGCTAACCCGAACCTCAGTTTACCTTATGGCTTGAGAGATGTTAAGCTTCGTCCGATTGATGCTACCGGAGCAGTTGGTACTTCGGTTGATCTTCCTGCTGGGCGAACTTTCAGTTTCTCTGAGGCTGAGGACTTTGAGGAACTCCGCGGTGATGACAAGGTTATCGCTATTAGGGGTAAGGGTCCTAAGGTTGAGTGGGAGTTAGAGGCAGGTGGTATCTCCATCGATGCCTATAAGATTATGGCTGGCGGTACTGTCACTACGTCTGGTGTTACTCCCAACGAGGTTAAGAAGATTAAGAAGCTGGATACTGATGCTAGGCCTTACTTCCAGGTTGAGGGTCAGGCAATCTCTGACTCTGGTGGTGACTGGCACGTTCTAGTCTTTAAGGCTAGGGCATCTGATTCGCTCGAGGGTGAGCTTTCGGATGGTCAGTTCTGGCTTACTTCGGCTTCTGGTCAGGGCATTGGCAATGCTGCTGGGGAACTCTATGAGTTTACTCAGAATGAAACTGCTACTGCTATTACTTGATGAGAAGCTAGAAGAACAAGAAGGTGAGACGTTGGTAGTCTATACTTTTTGCCTTCAATATAACCGCTAATGTCGCACTAAATTGAGTGCTACGCCGATTATTGAGTGAGTGAGTAATCGTCATCGATGACCGATTTACTCGACTCTCACTCTAATAATCAGGCAGTGCTCACTTCAAGTGCGACGAACTCACACTAACTAAACAAATGGTCGCTAGGATCCCAAGGAGGACGGACCAAATGGTTACCGCTGCAAATCAGTGGAAGAAGTCTAGTTCAGGTGATCGGGTTGAGCTTAAGCTCCCCTCTGGGAATACATGCCTCGCTAAGGCTCCAGGTATGGAGGCTATCATGGCTGGAGGTTTTATTCCTAATTCTCTGTTGGCGATTCTCATGGAACAGCTTGAGAAGAACTCAGGCAAACCTGCTAAGACCAAGGCTCAGGAAGTCAAGGAACAGCAGGAGTTTATGACCGCCATCAAGGGTGACCCTGAGAAGATCGCAGAGATCTTTGTTGCTGTTGATCACGTTACAGTTGACTGCGTAGTCCAGCCTGAGGTTCACCCTGTCCCCGTTGATGAGAAAGATCGTGATCCGGATCTTCTGTACGTAGATGAGGTGGATTTTGATGACAAGATGTTCATCTTCAATTTCGCTGTCGGGGGCAGCAAGGATCTAGATCGATTTCGCAACTCAGTTGCCGATGGTGTGGAGTCTTTACAAGCAAGCAAGCCAGTTCCACGTCCGACCAAGCGAACTACTAGCCGTAAGTAATACCTACTATGCTTATTGCCTAGATCAAGCTATTTTTGCGGCTGGTATGTTCATTGAGGGTGAGTTAGAAGCGGTTAAAGAGGGTAAGGGTAAGAACGCAACACAAACTAGGCAGAAGAAGCAGGAGGGACTCCTTCAGAAGCTGCTTGGTACTCAAAGTACTAAGAGATTCCGAGACCCCTCGGAGGTTTTTGGAACCTGAAGGAGGTGAATAATGCCGGTAGATTATGACCTCGGAACTGCTAGAGGTCGTATCGAGATTGATTCCTCTCAGTTAGGTAGAGCTAGTGAAGCTCTGACTACTTTTGGTCGAACTTTCACTTTAGTGGGTATTGCTGCAGTAGCTGCCTTTGGTGTGGTAGTCAAGTCAGCAGCGGATTTTGAACACCAGATGGATGCGGTTGCTGCAGTGTCTGGCGCAACTCGACAGCAGATGAAACTGCTGAGTGAGGAGGCTCTAGACTTAAGTACTAAGACAGTATTCTCGGCTGGTGAAATTGGCGGGGCTATGGAGCAGCTCGCCAAGGCCGGTATTACTGTTCAGGAGATGTTAGATGGTGCTGCCAAGGCAACTATTAACTTAGCTGCTGCGGCTGGTGATGAACTGCCTGGGGGAGTTAGTAGGGCAGCAGAGATTATTGCTAACGCAATGAAGACATTCAATGTTGGGGCAGATCAGGCCCAGCATTTTGCTGATGTCTTAGTTGCAGCGGCTGCATCGTCAACTGTTTCGGTTGATGACTTAGCTACTTCACTTAGGTATGCGGGTCCTATTGCGGCTGAATTAGGTTTTACACTAGACGATCTTAGCACTGTACTTGCTCTCCTTGGTGATCGAGGAATTAAGGGTTCTACTGCTGGTACTTCCCTTCGGGGTGTTTTACTGTCACTGACGCCTACATCTAATAAGGCTGCAGAGACTATGAAGGAACTGGGTCTCATCACCGCAGATGGGACCAACAAGTTCTACGATATGAACGGGGCTCTTAAGCCTATTCCTGAGGTTATGCAGATTCTTCAGGATGCTACTAAGGGTTTAACTGAGCAGCAGAAGATTCAGGCATTCAACACCATTTTCCAGCGCAGGGCTATGAACTCAGCTCTGATCATGGCTGAACTTGGTGCTGATGGCTTCAACAAGTATGCAGATGCTATTGCCAAGCTTGATGCTAGTGATATCGCAGCAAAGAAGCTAGATAACCTTGAAGGCGATATCACTATCCTTAAGAACTCCGTCAATGCTCTCATGATCCGTGCGGGTCAGCCCCTTCAGAACATGCTTCGTGGGTGGGTTCAGGGTATTACGGACTTCATCAATAAGCTAAACAAACTAGATCCTCAGCTTCTATCTACGATCATCAAGGTTATCGGCATCGTTGGTGTTATCTTAACCTCGATCGGTGTCTTCGCCCTCATGGGTGCAGCAGTTATTAAGATGTATCGTACGTTTAAGATTTTAGTTGAGGCCATCCAGCTTGTTTCGGCAGCTATGAAGCTGCTGACAATCTCTTTCTTAACGAACCCGGTATTCTTAATCATTGCTGCTATTGTTGCCCTAGTTGCTATTCTTTATCTAGCTTACCGTCGTTCTGAAACTTTCAGAGAGGCATTTGATGCCGCTTTTGACAAGATTCAGCCTACGATTGAGAAGATCGTTGGTTGGGTTCAGAACTTCATTAGTTTGTTAGATGATCTTTGGGCGGCTTTCAAAGAGGGTGGCATTACCGGAGATGGTTTCCGTGATGTCCTAGATAAGATGGGGCTCAATGGTGATCAGGTTGTTAGGGCATTAGTTTATCTACGAGAAGCTCTAATAACTGTTAAGGATGCTGCGGTTAGTGCGTTTGATTACTTTGCTGACCATGTTTTGCCCACACTGATTTCTATCGGTGGAGCTATTGTTAGGGGCATTGGTACAGGCATTGAGTGGATCCAGAATACTGCTATTCCGGCCATTGTTGACTTTGGTCACTGGGTTGGTCAAATTGCTACTGATGTAGCAGGTTGGTTTAATGACCATGTTATGCCCACACTACAGGCCTTTGGTGACTTCGCAGTAGCGGTCTTCGATTTAGTTGTTAAGTACATCAAGATGATGTGGCCGTATTGGGAGTTCTTGGGCAAGGTTATCTTAGGCTTTGTTCAGTTCACTAGTGGGCTCTTTGATGACTTCATCCAAGCAGCCATAACACTCTGGAACTACTTCGGTGATAACATTATCGAAGCAGTAGTTATTGCTTTTAACCTCGTTAAGGGCATTATCCAGGCAGCTCTGCAGATTATCAAGGGTATCTTCGAGGTACTTACTGGCATTATTACCCTTGACTGGGGTAAGACTTGGCAGGGTATC